AAAAGATCTCCTAAACGTTCCCCTAAAAGATCGCCGCGAAAACCAGCTGGTATTAAGCTAGTTTCCATAGGGAAATCTTCCAGAAACAACAAAAAATTTAAAGCCGTTTTCCTAATGCCAAATGGGCGACAGAAAACTGTACATTTTGGTGGTGCTGGAAACAGAGATTTTACACTCATAAACAAGCGTGGTAGTAAGTGGTATCTACCTACTATGGCTGAACGTAAAGAAGTCAGAAGGCGGTACATTGAGCGACATTCCCGCGGTAAAGAAAACTGGAACGATCCTACCACTCCCGGTGCGCTTTCGCGATGGGTTTTGTGGGAGAAACCCACATTCGAAGGAAGCCTTAGGTTTTACCTTAAGAAATTTGGCATCAAACGCGGTAGGAAATAATTGTACTTAAATAGGAATTATCTTAATCATAACATACACTAAAAAGATGAATGAACTTCGCAAGTTTTTTCAAAGAAAAACCTCATCTGTTTCCCCTGTTTGTCCTTTTCGGGAACTTGGTAATATAGCGCCAAATACTGCTGATACTGAGAGTTTTGATAAAGGAAAATATAGCAAAAACGAAGTACATCCACAAGTAGTTACTCCACCAAGTTTACTCCGTCTCTTTTCCAGGGACTGTATTCCTATTATAACCGAGGAAATAAAGAAGACTAACGAAACAAGGGAATGTACAGAATCATCAGAAATGTGGTAGTAACCTTCAGCAGAAAAACAACCTATAAAAAATTGATATTATCCGGGATCGGATAATATCTTATAACAAAGTACACCAATGCCTACCTCAAAAACTACCAAAACCGGTAAAACCCAACGCGGAGCGGGGGCTAAAAGCAAGACCTCCCAGGTTTCTGGTCGTAAGCTCGCTACCACCCTGTCTGATAAAGAGCATGCCTTTGTTCGGCCGGATATGTACATCGGGAGTGTGAGTTCTACCACCAAAACCGAGTATGTATGCGACCTTGAGGAGTTTCGACTGGTTTCCCGAGAGGTTTCTATTGTTCCCGGTCTGATGCGTTTGTTTATCGAGCCCATGTCAAATGCGGTAGATAACAAGTGGACATCCCAACAGCAAAATCTCAAGATGACAGAGATTCTTGTAACTCTTAACCGGGAAACCGGCGAGGTTTCTATCAAGAATGACGGCGCATCCATTCCGGTGGAGACCACTATCGATGATGCTGGCGAAACTGTGTGGAATCCCGAGCTTATTTTTGGCAGGTTCCGTAGCGGCACTAACTACGACGATACCGAGTCTCGCCTGACTTCTGGTAGGAATGGTATGGGTATCAAGCTAACGAATTTATTCTCTACTAGTTTCAAGGTTGTCTGCCGCGATCCTGCCGCGGGGAAGGAATTCTCCATGGAGTGGGTCGATAACATGGAACCCGCTGGGAATCCTAAGGTTTCTACTAAGAGTATTCGTAAGGGAAGCACGCTTATCAGTTTTACGCCAGACTTTGCCCGTTTTGGAGTAAGCGGGTGGACAGACGACCATATCGCCGCGATTCGTAAGTACGTCGTAGATATGGCTATGATCACGCGAGTCCGTGTGAAGTATAACGGGGAGACCATTCCGGTACGAACTCTTAAAGAATACGCATGTATGTACCCTTCTCTGGAAATTCCTACTGAACCAGTAGAAGAGACTAAATCAGATACTGATTCCACGACAGAAACCGCTTGTACAGAGTCAGTATATTTCCACCACTCTGCTGATGGATGTACAAGTGAGGTTCTCCTTAGCCCCGCGGAATCATTTGAGCAGATCTCCTTTGTAAATGGCGTACAAACCTTTGATGGCGGTGAGCATGTAAAGGCCTGGTCCACAGCTATCTTTGGACCTCTTCTTGAAAAGTTTCGCCGCCTTCCTAATGGAGAGTGCCTCACTATTCAGAACATCAAGAGTCTGTTCCGGATTATTGTGGTCTGTACGCTTCCCAACCCTACATTTACTAGCCAGGAAAAAACTTGTCTTGCTACTCCCACCCCTCCTACGGAGGTAAAGCGTGCCACGATTACGGCTATAAGCAAGTGGAGTTCTGTGGCGAGGCTAGAAGAACTAATTCACGAGCGAAGCCTGAGAAAACTCAGCACGCTTCAGAAGAAATCTCGTAGCGAAACTATCCCTGGGTATTCCAAGGCAAACAAGGCAGGGAAGCGGTACGGATCGCGGTGTACACTGATTCTTTGTGAGGGGTTGTCTGCAAAGACGTTTGCTGTTACAGGGCTGGCAGGAGGAAACTGGAGTCGGGATTATTATGGAATCTTTCCTCTGACTGGTAAGATCCTTAACGTTCGCGACAGCAAAATCGAGTCGATCGGTAAGAACAAGGTGATCGCTAACCTTTTGCACGTTACCGGTTTGATCCCTGGCACAGATTACTCTATTGAAGCAAATTACAACAAGCTGAACTACGGCCGATGGATGTTCGCTTGTGATGCCGATGTAGATGGGTACCACATTCAGGGTCTCGCGGTGAACATAATTCACGCTATGTTTCCGGAACTAATCCCAAGGGGTTTTCTGCACGGTATGTCCACTCCTATCGTTACCATTAAACTTAATCGTGGTTTCCGCGACTTTTATGACGATGCTGAAGCACGTCGGTTTATCTCTGAAAATCAGGTATCGCGGCGAAGCGTAGAGTACTACAAGGGACTGGGTACTATCTCTGCCGAAAAGGCGCGCGAAGTTTTCGGCCAGCATCTAACGGCCTTTGAGTGGGACATTGGTACAGATAACAGCATGCGATTGGCGTTTGGTAAGTCCTTTGCGAATCAGCGCAAGCAATGGCTGGCTATCGATCCCTCTACACTGGACGGCGGAATTCCCGAGACGCAGACAATCACCAGCTTTATCGATAACAAGCTTCGGCAACACGCTATTGCGAACTGTGCACGTATGCTGCCGAGTCTGATGGACGGACTAAAGGAGTCTCAGCGTAAAATCGTGTGGATCGTCCTCACTCGTGGCCCTGGTCCGAAGGCAGAAAAGCTCAAGGTTGCTCAGCTTGCTGGTCGTGTGGCAGAATTCAGCGAGTACCAGCACGGTGAACAAAACCTACAAGATACTATCGTTAACCTGGCACAGTCTTTTGTGGGAAGTAACAACATCCCTTTGCTTAATGGTATTGGCCAGTTTGGTACACGTATCGCTGGTGGAGATGACGCAGCTCAGCCTCGTTATATCTTCACAAAGGCGGCGGAGATTCTCCCGTACATTTACCACCCAAGCGACAACAATATTTTGCAGTACGTAAACTGTGACGGCGCGACCGTAGAACCTGAGCACTACATCCCTGTGATTCCCATGGTACTTGTGAACGGAATTATTGGCATCGGTACGGGGTACTCTACCAAGATTCCTTCATACAACCCGCTGGATTTGTGCGACTACGTACAGGCGTGGCTTAATGAATCTCCTACACCAGAGCTCATCCCGTGGTACCGCGGGTTTACAGGCGAAACGGTAGCAGTGAATGCACAGCGTACGAAGTGGAAGTTTACGGGGATCGCTCGCCGTATTTCTGGTGCGACTGTTGAGGTCACTGAGCTACCGGTGTTTATGTGGACTGACAAGTTTGAGGAGTACCTCACAAAGCTTCAGAACGATGGAAAGATTAAGTCGTTTGACAACCATAGCACCGATGTCGCTGTGCGGTTCGTGATTAAGGAAATGCCTAACAGCAACGACATCATTCCGAAGCTGAAACTCTCTACCACAATCACCACTACAAACATGTCGGTTTTTGACGAAACCGGGACGATTCGTCAGTATACCTCGGTCGATAAGATTCTTGAGGATTTCTGTGACACACGACTGACCTGGTACACTGACCGTAAAGAAAACCTTATTGAGTCACTTACCCGGCAACTTACGGTTCTAAACGGTAAGCTTCGGTACATCACCGAAATCATGGCTGAACCGCCACAGCAACTTGAGGTATTCCGTGTTCCAGAATCTACCATCATCGCTGAGCTGACACGCAGGGAGTACCCTACCGTAGATGGAGACTACGAGTACCTTCGCAAGCTATCCACGCGCTGGTTCTCACAAGAAAAGCTGGACGAACTCGCAGCTGAGATTACCAATACCACGGCAGAACTGGAGAGGATTACAGATATGGAAGAGGCTGATATGTGGCTCGAAGATCTAGCCAAGTTCCGCGAGGCTTACAGCCGTATTTACGGCTAAATTATACTTTATATTTAAAAAAATATAAAGGAAAACCCCTTTTTCTTCTGCGAGTAAAATGGTATGCCCTGTTTGTATTGCACCGATTATAGCAGCCGCCGCGGGAGCTGGCGCGATGGGAGGGAGTATTTGGAAAAGTTGGGTATTCTGGGTTAGTATCGTAATTTTCCTGGTGTCTACTGCGGTATTTGTTTACTATTTTTTCTTTAAGAAATCTTGCGGGAAGGATGATGAATCTTGTCCTATGAAATAAAATTGTAGAAAACACTAACAGAGTCTGTATCAGTAATTACAAGACACAACACCATGCCTGCCTTTCTTACCCTTAACCTTATCGACGGCTCTGTTGAGTTTCCTACGGAATTTGTGGGGTATTCTGGTCTTTTGACGGAGTTTATTCAGAATGCTTGTGATGTAGACAGTACCGAGGAGGGATGGTTGCAGGAAATTATAGAGTCCGAAAACGCCCCTACACTAGACTTCCCCATCCTCACTACCCGCCAGGTAAACAAGTACCTGGAATGGTGTGAGATTAGGCCGTATTTTGAGAACAGCACAAAGCTTGCGGAGTACACCGGTATATGGCAGAAACAGATGCAGCTTCAGAAGCCACACATTCGGAATCCTGTTCCTAAGACTCCCCTTCCTGACCGTGTAGAGGAGTCATGGACTATTGCGTCCCTTGTAACGCCTGAGGAGCTTCCTGCCGTGAATGTCCTTTTCAAGGGCGAATACAACGACCTGATTACAAACGCTACAGATGCTCCTGCCGGGTCTCCCTACCTTAACCCGCCGGCATGGGTGCTGAATCTCCCTGCCCATGATATTCCGGAAGAATTTCCCCGGGAGCTTATTGGGTACTGGCTAAAGGAGTACCACTTTATCGACCTCAATGGACTAGAAATCCCCAACGATCTGGTTCTTAATGCTTTTATTCGCGCAAACATCCGCGGGGACGAAGAGCAGAATCAGGATGCCTATGACGCAGAGATGCCGATCGTTATTGACTACATCTGCCAGCATCTGGCAGAGATTACTATGCCAGAACTACCGGAAGTTGTCCCTGATCACACCATTTCTGTTGAAGCTGCCCGCAATGCGGATGTTATGCGGCGTATTTCGGCGAATCGCCAAAACGCTGAACGCCATATTCGGGACACCATCTTTATTCCCACCAAGTTCCCGGAAGAGCTACAGGAACAGTGGCTGTCTGAACGGTTTAACGATCCTAGAGGGTTTTCTGAAGAGGCTGTTCAGGAGTACCACGAAACTAACAACCGGTTTCTAGGACAGGTCCCTCACACATGTGACGAAGATCCTTTGTGGGGGATCGGTGCTGAAATCGGCGAGCTTGTTATCCTCGGCGCCGAGAAGTTCCTCGATCCATGGCTTGAATCTGTTGCTGCTTGGCGACTTTCAGAGATGACGGACCTTGTTAAGAATGTTGACCACCACATGCGAATGATGAAGTACTACAACACACCACGGGTTCGCCAGTACTTGGAAGCCTGCTACGTTTATGCTGATCAAGTATAGGAAACTCTCAAAAACATAAAAATATTTTTATGTTGTTTTTCAGTAGACACAGACACAAGTTACCAGTACACAACTGTGTACCCCTGCACTACGCTATTTTTATCCTTTTCGTACAAGTACGACAGCACTTCAAACCCATTAGTCAACCTACCGTCTGCAGGACCTACCAAATACTTTTTCCTGCTAACGTATAAGCGGTATTTCCACCGTGTATCTGAGGGGTACACCGGAACAGCCTCCCTTGTTCCACCACTTTCCCAACCAACGCCAGACTTTACGGCGGAATCAAGATCGGGGAAATTTCTCGCCAGGTATACCTTAGAATCCAGAGACAAAAAGAATGGGTCGGAGATTATAGGATCTATGTTATACCGTAGCGAAATCATAGCGGGTTTAGAGATGTTTTGGTATTGTACCAAACTCCCAGAGTTTACAAGACTTACGCCAGGAATTTGGCGATAATCGTACCTATCAAGGTACAGACCTTTTAGTATCGTTTGGTCTTTCATAGAAATAATCTTACCAGAATCACGCTGATAATCCCGCCACAGCATAAACAGTAACCGATTCCGGACTTCTTCAGACGGGAGAATTAGCTTGTTTCCTCGGTAAAAACCGCGATTGTCAGCAAGTCTCACGTTAACCTCAGGATAAACTATTGTTTCTATAATTTCTGTGTTGTTTACGGCAAAACCCTGTACGCTTATAAACGTTAGTTCTGCGATTTCCAGACTTCCCACCGAGTCCCACCACTTACTGAATTCCACGTAAAAGAGCTCTTGTAGCACACGAGCGAGCTTCTTATTTTTCCAGAAAATCTCTGTCGTACTTTCAGATACAGGTGCGGTAATAACTGTAACAATCATAGTAAAATCATTTACCGTTAACCTGGCGGGATTTCTACCGTTGATTGGTTCAGAAATTAGAGTAATACCATATTCCTGTAATTTATTCCACCGATTAAACCTCGGAATCTCTGAGAGCATCATGGTAGGAACGTTATAAGGGGGTGATGGCGGTATCTCTACAAAAACGCGGTTGTTAAGCTCTACCCCGCGGCATTTACCAAACTGGTCGATGACTTGGCGAGACACATTAGGAATAATCGGTAGAGTTTGCATAGTTTGCGGCCTAGGATGGCTCCATAGTTCAAAACGGCAAGCTTTTTGGCGAAGTTTTATTAGGTTTTCAGCTGTAGTTTCTGTAAAAATCTTGGTAATTGTTCTGCCAAATTCGTGGCCAATTAGCTCCGTCTGAGGAAAACTCAGAGCATCCCTTTCAGCTCCGCCGTGTTCCAGAAGACAGACTACCGGAAGATCAGTCTCAAAGAAATACTCACCGTACATAGCCTGAAAACCATATAAACTTCCGGGGTTGGTTTTGTTGATCCCTTCGCGAATAAACAGGATAATTCTGACACCAAAGAGTTCCTCGAGGAACCTGTAAAACCCACGTGGTGAAAAGTACCCCTCACCACGTATATCATATTCAAGAGTTTCTAAAGATTTCCCAGGATTTTCCTGTGCACAAACTATCGGTAAAACAGTAGGATCTTGACGGTACCTCGTGATCTCTTGTTCAGAAACCCCCATTCCCTTAGCCATTGCTACTGCTTCAATGGCGGAGTTTTCTCGAGAGCCCACTCCATAGCGGTACCAGTTCCCCTTAGGAATTATACTACTGAGAATGGCGAGAACACCTGAAGGGAGTACTCCCTTCCTCCCCCTAGGTGCGATTTTAACGGAAGTAAATACAGTAGTTCCCTTAGTATTTTCCATTGGTTTCTGAAAATTAGAAACAGTTCCTGTCAGCCATTGATTGAGAACTGTGCCTTGAGTGTTACGGTTGTTCTTGGTTTCACAGCACAGGGCAACAGGAACCTGCAGGTCCAAAATCTTATCAGGATCTTTAGGATCGGGTAGTGGGTTCGGTAAAGGTACCATACTAACATATTGCTCCTTTGCAAAACTGCGCCCCTTTTTCCGCTTACATGTAAACAATCTCGGTTGAATCCACGGCTGAAAATCACGCTTAAACAGCGGATACTCCTGTGGACGGGGAAACTCTAAATATGTAGCGGGATCATCTTCGCGTTTAATGCGAGCAATCTCTTCGGAATTAAGAACTACCCATGGCTGTTTCTCGGGAGGGCATTTTCTTACAATAAGTGGAGGAAACAGAACGGGGTCTAGCGCAGATCTCTCTTTCGCATTTTTAAGGTAATCTAGACTTTCTACATCAGAGAGCTCTGCCCTACTTACTGACGGGATTTCCTTCCAGTTTGGAATAAATGTTTTATAGATCTTCGAGTACTCTCCAGACAAATCCATATACCGGTGCAAAAGTCCCTGTAAAGCTTGTAGCAAAAACTCTGATTCCTGCTGCGACTTTACCTTTATCGTAGCCGTTACAAACCCACCAGACGTATGGGTCTTACCAAAACGGGCTCGCTGGCTATCGGTTGCATCTGCGAGGTTTCCGCTAACTATCGTAACGGGCCAACCCATTTCGTTTTCACTAGGAGTAAAGTATACAAATAGGCCTGATTTCTCACGGGTAGCCTTTCGAAGATCGTTTTTGTAGAACCATTTATTCACTACGGAATCGTTAAGAATAATATCGGCAAGAACGTCAGCATTGAACTGTACACCAAAAAATGTGAGACTACCTTTCAGAAACTGAGTTTCTGGGTTAGTTATAAGCATATTTTCGGAAGGAATTTCAAATATTTCTCCAACGCGTTGTATAAGAATATCTGGAGTAATTGCTGCCGCATACGCGGCAGCTTCTACAGATATCTTTACGCCATTTTCATTACCTGATTTTACCTGTGCAAGAGTAAATCTCTGCGGAGCAAGCTCCAAAAATACGTAGATACTATTATCATTTTGATCTGAAATTTCAGTAGGAAACCCGTAAGTTCCCTGGCGGATTTTCCAATGATTATTTAAAACCACAATCGGGGCAAGAATTGTAGGGTTTATACGGTTGAAAATATCTTCAGGAGAAGTCCACTCAAAGTTACCTTGATTGTCTTGGAAATATGCT